GTGATCGCCATGCTGCAGTCCTATATTAATAGGCAATCTAAAACTGAAAATAATACAAATTCCAACATAAATAATGAATCTAAGGAGGATTCAAATGACCAAGCCTAAGAGAACTCCGGCTAAGGAACGCACCCTGACCGATGCCCAAGGCAGGGAAATCCCCATTAAAGTCGTCAACCAGGACATCCTGGAAAAGGACTCTGTAGTCAACAAAGCGATGGAGCAAGCGCTGAAGCTCCAGGAACGCATCATCAATGACAAGCGCAAGATCATCGGCATTATCGAAGACTACTTAAGCGATGTAGCCAGACGTAACGGTTTGCAGTGGAAAGGCAATGCGCTGCTGATTAACTTCAATGAACAGTACAAGATCGAGATCCGCTACCGGGAGCGTATTCAGTTTGGCATTGAGCTGCAGCTTGCCAAGCAGAAGATCGATGAATGCCTGAAAAAGTGGTCAAGCGACTCCAATGACAACCTCAAAGCTATCATCAATGAAGCCTTCCAGGTCGATAAGAAAGGCGAAATCGCAAAATACCGCATCCTCGCTCTACGCAGATACAAGATCAAGGACAAGACCTGGACCGAGGCAATGGACTTGATTGACAAGGCTATCCTGGTCACTTCCACCAAGCAGTATGTGGTGTTCTACGTCAAAGACGAACACGGTAACTTCCAGAAAGTCGTCCTCAACTTCAGTTCTCTGTAGATACTGTGGCAGGATAAGGCATCATGCTTTGACCTATGACAGGAGATGAATATGCTGGCAGCAGTTATGAACAAGAAAATAAAGACAGACACTGATAGATTCAATGACCGTTACTATCGGCCCGATGAGATAGCGGAAGCCCTGGGTGTTGATAGATCTACCGTCTATCGCATGATCAGAGATCCGCTGGACCCCTTGCCCGCCTACCGGCTGACGGACAAGGGTCCGCTCCGGGTTCACGGCAGAGATATCATTCAGTATCTGGAAGAACATAAGGTGCAACCGGAGAATGAGTAACGATAAAGAGTTCCGCATCAAGAAGGATAACTGCAAGGAAGCTTACCTGAACGGTAAGACCAACACTTCCGAGTTGGCAGTGATCTTTGGTGTGTCAGAGATAACCGTTCGCAAGTGGATCAAGTCGGGTAATTGGGATAGCCTGTTCAAGGAAGAACGCAAGCTCGATGCCGAGATCAGGACTGCCAGAAAGAGGGCTCTGATTCAAGCCTTGAGAGAGTATGCCAAAAACCCGGCTGACACCGCTCTGCAGTCCCTGGTCTCCCTGATCAAACAGAACCAGAAAGATGACGAACCTGCCAAGGAACTCAATGACTACATAGTTAAGTTTTTAGATCAGACCACTGACTTCATGGTCGAGAAAGGCTATGAAACCTTACTCAAGCAGTTCCAGTCAATCGTCCTGGATCTGGCTGATTACCTGCGTATTCGCAACGGATAACTATCATGCTGTACTTGATAGATAGCCTCCCCATCCCCCTAACTGCCATAAGCCCTCCCAGACCCCGTTATGCCTAAGAAGTTCATTCAAAGGCATAACAAGGCACTGACGGAGATCGCCTCAAAAACGATCTCCGTTTTGCCATTTATAGACGATAATCCCGAAGCCAAGGAAGAGCGGATCGCCAGAACCAAAGGCGAAGGCTGGGATAGCTTTTCCTTTTTCTGCCATACTTACTTTCCCCATGTCTTTGGTTTACCATTCTGCCCAGCCCATGAGATTATGTTTGATGAGTCTGATAAGAGCACAGGCATCATCAGCATCACCGGTTTTCGTGGGTTGGGCAAAACGGTACTCATGGGAGTGGTCTATCCCATCTGGAAGATCATCAAAGGTGAGAGATACGTCATCCATACAGCTGCCGATGTTGATCTGGCACAGGAACGCACTGCCTTTACCCTGCATGAACTAATAGATAACAGGCGATTATTATCTGACTTCCCTGAGCTGCAGCCGGTGGATACCTTCGATCTCGACTTCTATCTCAAGAACAAGACTAGGATCAGAGCGAGGAGCATTAAGCAATCCCACAGGGGAACCATCAATCCTAAGACAGCTAAGCGACCCGGACTCTTGATCTGTGATGATATAGATAAAGAAGAGAACATGGGAAACCAGTCCATCGGCAGGCGCAGGATGGAAAAGATCACCCAGGAGCTTGCCGGTGCCTTGGACCCAGGACAACCGGGTAAGGTGATCTGGTTGGGTAACCTGGTACATCCCAATTATGCCATCTGCCAGTTTCTCAAACTCATAATAGACGAAATAAAGGCAGAACACCCGGAAGTCGACTCCAATGTCGTATCTGTTCTGAAAACCCACCAAAAGGCGATTTTGCGCTTTTCTTTGGAGAATCCTGACGGTACATCAGTTTGGGAAGAGCAGTATCCTAATGCTACCTTACCTAACCTAAAAGCCAAGTTCGGCAATACCGGCTATCAAAGGGAGATGTTGGGACAGCCGGTCATTGAAGGCAACATCTTCAAGTTTCACTGGTTTACCAAGTATAGAAGCCTGCCAACAGCAACCCAAATGAAAAGGGTCTGGCTATATGCTGACCCGGCTTGGGGTGAGAAAGGCTGTTACAAGGCTGTCATCTCCATTGGTTATGATGGTAATAAATTTTACGTCTTGCACGTATGGATACGCCAGACTGAGAATACCAAGTTCTTTCGGTATTACTATGACACCTATCAGGAGTTGGACAGAACCTACCGAGTCAAGTTCCGGGCATCCATCGAAACCACCTACGGACAAGGTCGTATCTTAGCCGATTTTGACCGGTGGGCGACTGATAACCATTTGCCTCCCATCAGTCATAGGATTAAGCGCATCGATAACAAGGAAAACAAGAACCTGAGGATAGAGCGGACTGAGACCATCATCGAAACTGCCAAAATCCTCTTCCCGGACGGGCAGGATACTCCAACCTTGATCAGTCAGTTCCTGACCTACCCGGATGGCTATATCGATGGTTGTGATGCCTTAGCCGGCTGTCTGGAACGCTTCTCTGAGTATGACATCGGCAGGAATAGGGTAAGAGTTAAGAGGTTCGTATTCAGATGACCTATTATGACAAGCTCATGCTCGAATACTACCGGGTCTTGAATAATGCCTGGAAGACTGAAGTCAGAGATGCTGCCAGATTAGCTATCCAAATGCTGAGTGATATGCCCAAGTCCGAGAAACTCAGCAAGACCCAGATAGATAAGATGATGGACATCATCAATACCCAACTTGGAGATGACTTCGCAGCCCAGGTTAATGAACCAACCAAAGCCTATATCGACCGCTGTGTCCGGTTAGGACTCAGGGATACTCAGGTCCAGGCCCCCACCCGGATATCCATCGGCCTTTGGGGTATAGAAGACCAGCACCTGTCTTCCACCATCCAGAAGCAGCAGATCTTCTGGCTCGGTAACCACTTTGAGGCTGATATCCGCCAGAACTTCACAGATGTGCTTACTCAAGCCATAGAACAGGGCTATACCAAAGAAATGCTGACTGAGACCCTGAAACAGCAGTTTTCAGATATTACCGATAAGTCCCAAGCCTACTGGCAGGGACTGGCAGAGCATACAGCTCTCAGGATCAGGGAGTTCGGCAGACTGCAGGGATACAGGAAAGCCCAAGCTAAGTACTACAAGCTCGTAGTAATATTAGATGATCGCACCAGTGACATTTGCCGGGCACTGGCAGCCCAGGATAAGGTCTATCCCTTATACGATGCGGTAGAAGTGATGGATAACCTGATGGAGTTGGATACCAAGTCCAATTGCCTGGATGATGCCAGAGAGTACATCAAAGCCTTAGCTCCTTGGGTGAAGAATGAACAGATTGTCTACAACAACCAGGATGAGCCGATCGGTGTCTCAGGAGCACATACTCCCTTCCCTCCGTTTCATTGGAAATGCAGGACGACTACAGAAGTCTTATCATAGTTTATTATTGACAAGAAGAGTTCTGTTTGAATGTTATATTTTTATGAGAAGTATTCCCACGTAATTTCCAGGAAGGTATTATGCATAAAACTATCAAAGTATCTGTCAATAATGAACATATAAAAAAACTGACCAATAGTAAAACTCCATACGAACCGCTAATGGAACTTCTTTGGAATGCGCTTGATGCTGACGCCTCCGAAGTAGAGATTACTATTCATAAGAATGATGCTTTGAAATGCGTGGAAAGCATAGAAGTACTTGATAATGGACATGGCATGTCCTCTCAATTTATAGATGACTATTTCGGAAATTTCGGTGACAATCATAAGGAAAAACTTAAACAAAGCCCAACAGGTCGTTTTTTTCATGGCAAAAAAGGTTATGGCAGATATAAAGCTTTATCCATATGCAGTAAAGCTGTCTGGGAATTTTATCAGAATAAACTACCAAACTTTCGACTACAATTAACTAAAAATGATCCCGGGAATGTAGATATAGACATTGATGAGAAAAACAACACTGAGAGTAAATACGGAGTAAAAGTAACCTTGCTGGACATCAATGATAAATTCTGTAATACATTATCAGACGATGAAAAACTAATAAATAAGATTGCCTCTCAGTTTTGCGTTTATCTGAACACGTACAAGGACATTGGTAGTGTCTCAAAAGTTGGTGTAAATTAAGGGAAGTAAGATGAAAAAAAAGATTGAGCCCAATCTAACTCATTGTTTTGATGTAATTGCAAAACACATTACAAGGAGAAGATCATGGCTCAATCGA